TGGTGCCTGTGATCGGGAAGAAACTCAGGTCAAAGGCAGCCGGAAAATCGCGCCGGTTGGGATCGTTAACGTCGTTCGCATCCCCGCCTAGGGTGAAGATGCTACCCGCCTGCAAATCCACATGGAACGGGCTTGCGGCATTTGGTAGGACGCGCCCACCACTGATTAGCGTATTGTGCAGCAGGCTACTTACGTCGAATGAGGCGTAAGTCATATCTCCAAAGATGGCAGGAATAGTATTGATCTTGCTGACCACGCCATTCACGTGCGAGATACTACCGATCAGGATATTCTCACGCGCCCAGACCGGGTTAAAGTTACCCGTGAATTGCACTATCTGACCGGACGCATTGACACCCAGTATGGTAGTCCATGCAGTGGCTACCGAAGTAAGCACTACATTCTGGGTAGCCCACGCTACCTCAGTCACACCCGACAAATCGCGGGCGGACGGACGGATGATTCTGCCAGTGCCCGCAGGAACGGCTACAGTCGTCGCGTCTACCTGTGTGATCGGAGGGTACGGCCCGGTCACGGAGGGCCTGTCCCAGCCGCTCATGGCGGCCTGAGCGATGCCCGAGCTACCGCCACCGGCAGTAATCATCACCCATGACGTACCCGTATAGGACAGGAGATAGGGCCTGTTGGCGACTAGGTTTCCGGCACCCAGCGGATTAGCTAGATCGGTAGTAACCGGCTTGGCACCGATGCCATTGATATTGAGGGTAGTTGCGCCAGTGTTATTGGATGCCGGGAGTAGCTGGACGATCTGACCCACCTGTAGCGCCGTAGCGCCACCGGGCAAGGTCGCTATGATTTGATTGACACCGGACACATTCGTAAGACGGAAATGCCTACCGTCCTGAACGTATCCTAGCGTATCATACATATCACGGGAAGCAGGATCGCCCGCACCTGTGTGAGCGAACCCACCCATAGGCAGGTTAGCGGTAGGGAGTGTCTGCCCATCTTTGGCGAGGCTATTAGACAGAGCCACCGCCACGTCATTAAGGGTAGTATTAGCCCAGTTACTTGTAATAAGTGTCTGGGTAACTACCGGGTTGATACCAGCGGGGAGGCTGTATCCACCAGAGCCATTACGGGGCATGACTAATCCTCCTTACGATTACGCTGCAAGGCAGCGCCACGAAGAGCCGCCGTGCGAACGGCCTGCGCTTTCGTTCTTGAATAAGGGCCGGTTCCGGGCTTGATTGGCACTGGCGGAAGCTTCAGTTCTGGCACGTTGGGTTTAATCCTAATCTGGCCTGGCTTCGGGGGCATCAATTCAGAGCGTGCGCCCTTGCCATAAGACTCGAATGCTTCGCGCAACGCATCCGCCTTAGCCTTTGGAAGATTCTCGTACATAGCGTCCGTAACAAAGCGCTCGATTTCATGTAGTCCTTGCCTGCCCTCGCGCGTAGCTCTTGCCGCTTCGCCGGTACTACTCTTTATGCTAGCGGCAACCTTACCCGGCATCTTGGCTCCGTGAATCGTCATTTGATCCAAAGCCCTTGCAAGGTCCGGCTTATCCTTTAGGATACCTGCATACTTGCTCTTTAGGTTCTTAGCTTTGAGGGCTACCGCAGGGGTAATCTTAACGTGGAAACCAGTGGTAAGCTCTTCCAAAGCCTTGCCAGCCTTTGCTTTCGCTTCCGCATTGATTTTGCCGACCTGTGCTTTGTAGGCTTCGCCAGCCGCTTTATTGACTTCCTTGGTCTGCTCTTTCGCAACCGCCGTAGCCTCGCGCTTGGCCTCTGTATGAGCCGCGCGTAGGGGGGCCGTCTTAGCGCTATGTTCTCGCAAGGCATTGGCATGGGCCATTAGCTTGTTAGCCTCACGCCGCTCCGCAATGTTCAGCAGGCCACGGGCAGGGGCACCAGCAACCGGGATAGCACCGATGGCTTCGACACCCAACCTAGCAGCAGTGCTAAGGCCAATCTCATCGGACACCTTCTTAGCCTTGCGCAATGCCGCTCCACCTACAGGAAGGGCAGCGCCTAGCGCAGCATTCGTGAGGATATTCTTACCGATAGACTCGCCTTTGCCTGTATCCTGTAGAGCACCCTGTATGCCACCCGCCAGCGCATCACGCCCAGCCACATTAGCCAGTGCGCGACCACCACCAGCAGCGATACCGCCAGCACCTAGGCCACCAGTGGCCGCCGTGAGGGCAATAGCCTGTGCGATATCACCGCCCACCCGGCCGACCTTACCAGCCGTGGTTTGCATAAGAGGGTCTTCCAACCTACGGGCCTCGGCTGTTTCCTCATCTAGCGCCTCTAGATTCTTGTCCGCATCCATGCCCATCCACTGAGCTATCTGGGACACGCCGGGGATATGCTTGGCCCCTAGATTACCCAGCCTGCGAACCTGCCGTACCGTGCCCATAGCGGAAGCGCCAGCACCAGCCGCCAGCTTTTCACCTGTACTCATGCCCTCAGTTGGGTCCACCGGAGTGATACCGGCATTTGCCATGCGTTCTTCCATGGAAAGCTGGGGTGCAGGCGCAGCAGGAGCCGTGGCAGCCGGGGCAGCCTTATACATTTGCGCTAGCTTGCGGGCTTCTACGGCCGCCGATGGGTCGCCAGCAGTCGCCGCCGCATCAGCAGCTTTGAGGGCCTGTAGAATCTGGTCACGTGTAGGCATTTCAGCCCCCCAACCACTTATTGACTAGCGCATCATCATCGGGGTTTGATTCTGGTGCCCGGAGCATAGGAGCCGTGGCCGGTGAAGTAGTGCCCGCCGGAATAGTCGCAGAAAGGGCATTAGTACCTGAGAAATCGCCTCTTGCCCGTGCCCTAGCACGCGCCAAGCCAGCCTCTATTACGTCACGCAAATTCTTTAGCTGTACTCTTAGCTCATCCGGGGGCAAAGACCGGCTCAAAGCAGCCCTAGCCTTCTCGGCCTTGTTACCTTCGGCTTCCGTGATCTGACCGCCACCCCGCAAGGATTCAAAAGCATCCAAGAATGCGGTACTCTTGACAGTTTCCCACTTGGCATACGCAGTAGCTTCCTTTTCGCCAGACGCGACAAAGGGAATAGCGTACTGCGCCAGTGCATCCGGAATACCCCCCCAATCAAGCAGGGTTCCGGGCTTGCCCGCAATGGTTTCAAGGCCGCTTCCGGTCTTGAGCAAATCATCAATGGCACGCAGGCCCGTAGAGGCATTGGTTTCTGCCTTGCCTAGTGCCGTCTGTGCTTCGACTGTGGCTTTGGATTGTTCCTCGCTAAATTTCTTCTCTCCGGCTGTGAGTTTACGGGGGCCTCCCGATACAGCGCCGGCAGGGGAAACGGAAGCTCCAGTTGCACCGGACGGTCCAAGAATTTTCTCGATGTATCCACGAGTTTCCTCCGGCAGTTGGCTACGATCTTTGCCAGCAGCGACCCATGCTTCTGCACGCTCCGGACCCCAGTTATAAGCGGCCAGTGCGGCCTCTTGATCACCGCCAAACCTTTCAAGCTGCTTGTCCATATACAGACGACCAGCCTTTTCATTGGTAGCAGGATCAGCCGCGATGCTACCCGGCGGAACGCCCATTTCCTGTTCCAGTTCAGCGGCCGTTTCAGGCATAATTTGCATGAGCCCTTGCGCACCTACAGGCGACACAGCATTTGGATTGCCGTTCGACTCAGCGGAAAGCTGGCGCGCATGCAAACCTTCTCTATCCAAAGGCTGAACCTGTGCGGGGCTAGGAGCCGATGGCGCAGATGGCTCAGAGCCACCCGGTATAGTAGCTGTACCGCTCAAGAAATCTCCGATTCTATCCAGCGGAATCGACTGCCCACGGAAGCGACCGGTCTTGACGGTAATGAACTGCTTACCTGTAGTCTCATCCGTAGTGATCTGGCCGCCGAAATCAGCATGCTTGCCAGTGCCACGAACGTCACCACTTGCCATCACTAGATACTTCTCGCCGGAGTCATCCGTAAACGTGGACTGTACCCGGTCATCGCTCTTATCTTTCGGCAGGTAATCCTTTAGCTCCGGGCCGCCGATCATACCTAGGTAAGCACGTAGCGTTTCCTGTGTCGGGGTTGCGCCCTGTTCCTGCGCAGCCGCGTCTAGGCCGCCCATGGCTCCCGGTTGGGTGCCAAGGCCCGGAGGCTGGGGAGCCATATCAGAGGGAGGCCCGAAGGGGGAGGAAGGGGCTTGTGGGGCCATACCCGGCTGCATCATGCCCGGAGCCTGCAAACCCTGACTGCCCAATTGCTGCCCCTGCATTGGCGGGGGTGGCGCTTGTGGGGTCGGAGGCTGGCTGTATTGCTGGACGCCACCTAGGAGGGCCTGTGATTGCGCTTCATCATACTGGCCTTGTGCCTCATCTGCCTTACGACCTGTAAGGTATTCACCCAATGCGCCACCCGCTTGATTAGCCATCTGGGCATAGTCGGGACGGAACCGTGCCACGGTTTCATAAAGGCCGCCGCGCTGGGTAGGAACATAGTTGCCCGCACCCGGCTTCTGCGAAAGCTCCTGAAACTGGCCTTGTACCTTCCTCAATTCTTCTGCCCTACGCTGCTTCTGCTTTAGCTCGGGGAGGGACTGCATTAGGGCTTCAAGGGTTCGCTGATCGTAGGTAGCCATTTCAGGCCCCCTTCGCTAGATGCCGGAACGCCCCAAGTAGCAGCGTTGCGAACTTAGCATAATTGACCATCAGCAAGCCCTGTTCCGCCTTCTGAATTAGCTGGGGTAGATGCTGCGCTACTTCTTGCGCAATCAGGCCAGTATCACGCTTGCCATTCGGCCATGAGAATGTGTGCGGGCTAATCCGCATCATGGCACGGTAGCAATCTTCATCACTAAGAGTTTCAATATCGTCCTTTAGTGTGGCATCAGAGAACAGTGCGCCACCGGCTGCGCCGCCAAGCGACGAACCTAGGGAAGCGCCTACCGGACCACCGAACATAGCGCCACCAACCGTACCAGCAAGGGAGCCAATGGCCTGACCCTTACCCTGCTTGGACTGTGCGGCCTCATTATACTGCTGCATTTGCTGGGCGTACTGCTGCTGCGCTGCGTCCATTACCTTTGGCGCTTCGCCTACGCCTGCCTGACTGAATCCTGCGAACGAGGGCATCTTGATTTGATTAGCAATGCCCTGCGTCTTTGCGGCAGTCTCCCATGGCAGCAAATAGTTCTGTAGTTCCTGCGTATAGCCCTGCTGCTGACCGCCTAGCTGAGTGGTATAGATATCACGTGCTTCCTTGCCACCAGCCAATAGCCCTTGGAGGTTAGCTTGCGTGTTAACGTCGCCCTGCGACGTAAGCAGGTTTTGATATGCACGATTATATGCCTCAGTACCGGGCTGCAAACCCTGTAGCCGAAGCTTAGTCGTCATTTGCTCCTGATCCATCGCTTGCTGAGGCCGCAAACGACCCATCAACGACTCAGTAAACCTTTGGGCATACTGTTCGCCGGAGGCAGGGTCATAGGTGGGCATCTGCGGGCCGCCTTTGAAGCGACCTTCGCCCATCAAATCACCAATCTGGCCGATCTGCTCAGTCTGTAGGGCTAGAGCCTGATCTAGCGCACTACGCGCCTCAGGATTTAGCTCTTCTGTCTGGGTCCATCTACCCGTGGCTGGGTCTTGCGACCACTTCAGTGAGCCCATAGCCGAAATTTGATCGGGGCGATTAGCCTCGGTCTGCGTCTGCAACATTTGATTTTGCAACGCGGCCTGCTGCTCGGCGAGAGCCTTATAATCAGGAGGCGGCGGCGCTTTCTTCTTGCTTCCCATTATCCTGCTCCTGCGTCAGACGGAAACTAGCGGGCCGGAATCGCTGCCAGTTTATGGCTGTTTCGGCGGTACATACGTAGAGCAACATATCATCGCCACTTGGATAGTAATTAGGGACTACAGCACGGAGCCGGAAGCCCAGATGCTCGTCCAATCGTTGTGCTGCTTTATTACTACTAGGAACCGTGCCGATAACATTTGCCACTTCACATTGTCGGAACATATAATCATAGATGGCATACCACCACATACGAGAAGGCTTGCGTCCCGGTGCAATCCAAATGTGTGCGTGGATAGACTTACCATTGTAGCCATCGAAAAGCACTCCGCAGACTGGTACTGAATCATCGAACTCCGCAATGCACACCGCGTTTGGAGTAGGCGATACCTCTAGAGCATCCGCTAGATGAGGGAGAAATTGGGGGTCAGAATTGAGCCATCTCATACGAGTCCACCATTCTCCCATACCCACTCTAGGTCCGATAGGCCAAGTGCGGATGACGTTGATATGCGCATTTGCCAGGCAAAAGCGTAGCCCAGTACGTTAGCGGAACGCCATGGCCTGTAAACGTTTTCGGCGCCTGCCCAGTTTGCTTGGTCCCAAAAACTCACGTCCCACCTAGCATTACCAATTGACAGCGAAGGCGGGGGTACTTGCTCCAAACGGTCGAGCCGGAAATCTGGTAGGACACGAATGACAAACGAGGGCACCACTTCCGCCTGAAACACGGGGCGGATCAGCTTGGCATGTTTGTTAACAGTCGGGTTCTCAAGATACGTGTAGGCACCCATGCCGTAAGCCTGAATCGGATCACCGCCCACGCCATTGAAAAGCCGATTGTCTACAAACGCATCCGGGGTAACCGCCAGTACCCGGCCGTCATCGGTGCCCATATACAGCACGGTATCAATGCTGCGCACGGTACGGCAGGGATAATTAAACTTACCCCACGCGCCTGTAAGCACATTCATTACCAGTTGTATGGGCCCGTTCGTGCCATCGAACCTACCGCCAGCTACCGCCGGATCGAAGATATTAATTACCGCCCAAGCAGCGTCTTCATGCAACCGTACTTCAGGGGGGAAGGGAGGGGCTGCAATGGAGGACAGTCGCAGGAGCGTTCGGGAGATACGCCGGGATAGCGCACCCGAATATAGCACTTCTGTAGCTTGCCCAGTTACGAGGGATGAAAGAGGAACCAACCCACGACGGCATAGAAGCATAATATCGCCGCCATAGGGAGCCACCGACCTTTTGCTGAGGGGTGACGCAACAAAAAAGATCGAATCCAATGACCAATCCGCTGAGTTGGAAGGGTCATTGCCAGCATATGAAGCAATCTCCCCGGTTGACGTGAAGAAAATAAGGCGGTCATCTAGTCCTTCTCCTGTATCAGACGACCATCGTGCTAGCATCCTCAGGAATCCACCACGATTGAAGATGCCCCCCACATAAAACGGCTTCGCTTCCCCGCCCAATGAGTCAACGGGAAGATACCAAGCCGTCATTGTGTTCTTTTGAATGAACCATAGCCGCGCCTTATGCGCGATGACATAATCAAAGGTAGAAGGGTTGACACCCTTGATTTCGCCGGGGTTAACTGGGGTCGCAACCTCAGTGAAGATTTGCCACGAAGTTCCATTATAAAATTTTGCGGGATCAACACCGTTAACAGCAATGAGATACTGCCCTGCGGAGGTAGCAAAATTGGTATACTCCCACTCACCGAAGGTCGCAGACGTGGCGAGGACAGGATTTTGTATCGGGGCAGAGATATTATATATGCCTGCATCCGTGGCAGCAAACTTGTGGAAAGTACCGTCCTGTGCATTGAAGCTCATAATGGTCTTAACCGCACCGCCGCCTAGGCCAGTGCAATACTCCCTGTATCCGGGGCGCACGACCACTAGCCCGTTGTCGGGATAGAGGTTCATGGCATCAATCATAAACTCCGGACCCATCTTCGCCAATGGGTCTAGGTCATTAATGCCGCCCGTTGGCGCAAGCAAGGCAAGCGCCTGTGATACCTGAGGCTGGGGAGACTTTAGCTTAAACATTCCAGCTCCCATCCGGCACATTTTGCCCGGAGATATACAAGTAGTCCCAACGCTTGTCTAGCTGGATAACCGGGGCACCTTGATTCTGGGCTTTTTCATTGTTCAGCATGTAGTCGAATTCACGGCTCAGTTCCGACGCATCCATACCCTTCGCCGCCCACAACTTAAACTTGATACCAGCGATCATAAGATAGTCTTCAAAGACTGTCTCATCAGTGTCGGCCGTAATGTTGTCCTTATAGGTATCAGTAAGTGGGTCATAAACCCAATGCTTGCTGATATAGAAAAAGTTGATTTGTTCTTGATCTGCGGGCGTAGGAAATACGGTGAACTTATTGCGTAGCACTCGATAGCGATAGTACACACCTACCGACACAATGCCGAATTGGACCCATGACCATCCTTGTGGGGTCATGGGTCCATACATCGGTCGCTTATTCTTACTGCTCCACTGGGTTTGATTCACGATCCTTTTGTAATCCTCAGGAAGCGTGAACTCAGTCTGGATACCGTCCCCCACAAACGTCTGGGTCTTCTCTAGGAACTGCCAATCATGTACCTTGATTAGCTGATTCCCCAGTGCGTTCAAGAGGCCGAGTGTCTGGAAGCCGGTTTGATCGTCCGGCGCAGACACAATAGTAAGCACCTGCGGCAAGCCAATCTCTTGCAGGGCTTTGTTGACCAATTGGAGGACAGACTGTGCCATGACTAAACTCCTACTTGGCTACCTTCCCTTGCTGCGCGCTTTGGAGACTACGAATGATGGCCGTTTGCTCTTCCATGGCCTGCTTCATGGCAGCCATTTCTTCTTCCAGTTTCTTGTTCTTTTCATGCAGGGCAATGAACGGGGCATTTGCTTCGGACTTCGCTACGAACTGGATGGCCTTATTCTTCAGAGTTGTAAGGCCCGGATGACGGGAGCAAACGTCATCACCCACGGCGGCAAGCTGTTCCAAAGTCCTCACGCGCCAGTAAGACAGTTCTTCGACCTGTGAACGAGTGATCCACGTAACCTCAGAAAGAGGGGTGCCGATCACCTGCTCTGCATCACCGGCTTTGAACATGGCATAAGCACGGCGATAGTCCTGCTTATCTTTGTCCGATACCGGGCGGTCTACTATGTTCGTTTGATTACCAGGCGCACGAATCTCGATATATTCCCTATCCACATAGATAGGACGGCCCTCGGATGCAGACTTTTCAGGGTCTTCCTTAGCCTTGATATAGAACCGGACATAATTCTTTTCCTTACCCCTGTCGCGGGATTCAAAGTCTTCAACATCGAAATCAGCAACGGATGACATAAAATACTCCTAAGGGCGGCTGTACTACTAGCCAATAAGGCCCCGTTCTACGATAGCAACGAGGGTGACAATAGCCAGACCTAGCCAGCCCATCGAAACACGCGGGCTCGGACTGACATTGAAGGCTGCCAGAATCAGGCAGAGTAAGGCGATGAGCAATAGCACTGTAATGGTAATGGTCATTTCGCTCTCCTAACGGGTAGGACGATCCCTGTAATCCCGATCATCGTGGCGATACCGGTCACGGTCCCTGTTCAAATCAAACTCTATACGAACCGAGTAGTTTTGTGGGCAGGCTCGCTGATAACGACCCCAGCCCCAACGCCCATCATGCCGGCTATCATCATCGCGGTCATAACGGCCATCACTGTAATAGCGATATGCTGGGTCACGGCGACCGTCACGATCATACCGGCCATAACGATCCCAGCGACCATCCCGGTCATACCGATCACGTTCACCCCGATATGCCCAATCACGCGAAACTCGTTCAACCTGTCCATTGGGATACCGATAGAAACAATAGTTCCGATTTTCGTGAACCAGATAGCCCGTAAAGATCGGAATATTAATCTGGATTCTCGGGCGGAATTGGGCATCGGCATCAGTAGCACAGCCTAGCAACAGCGTGCTTGCCAATGCGGCTACTAATAGCGTCTTCATAACGTACTCCTAGGGAAGCGTAATTCCAACCTTTCCAGCGATAAACTGTTCCGTTGTTTGAATATCGGCAAGCGTTGTTGCCGCGCCACGTACTATGAGTTGGTGAATACCTCCGGTATACTGATTTGTAGTGCCGCCACGACGGGCAATGTAAGCAGCGAAGTTACCGAAGTTGCCTGTGCCCTGAGTAGTGACGGTAGAAGTAGTCTGTCCATTGGCCCTAACTCTAGACAATGGAGCCGCTATGTCAGATTCGCCAGTCGCCACAATCTGGATGGGGGAGGCGAACCCAGACGTAAGCGTAGCATCCGCTGTAGTAGTCCCGCGTGAACGCCAGAGGATATTGGGGCCACTGGTAAGCGGGCAGACGAATCCAAAGACACCGGCATTGCTAACAGTCGAATTAGACCACTCAAAAATGACGGCCTGTGAGTTGTCACTTAGCTTCAACGCACCGGCCCACGAAGTTACTTTGTTGGTCGCGGTCAGATTGATAACCGTAGTGACCATGAAATCATCTGTGCCATCGAACCGGAGATACTTGGGGAATCCAGCGTAATCATAGACGGCCGCAGCTTCACTATATTGATAGCCAGTAGTAATATTGCCAGCAGGACCGTTGAGAGTGGAGACATTGCCGTATTCAAACTGCCCCTTTTCAACGGTTAGCGCAACCAAGCCAGCAGAGCCGATGTAAGCGATTGCCGGGGTATCATTGACCGCATACAGGGTAGTACCTACGCCGCCTGTCTCTGCCGGGAATTGCGCCGTGACACTTATATGGTATTGACCACCGATATTAGTAATAGAGTTAGCTACATTCGTCAAAGCGCCTGTATTCTCCGGCGTACCGATTACCGCACCCGCACCCGTAAGATCGAACATGACCCGATAGAACCGACTTGTTGCCCCATTAGCGATCATCAATGAGCACTTAGTTCTGCCGTCCGGAGTTACAATGAAAGCCGACGTTAGCGTATAGCCAGCCGTGGGACCGGGGGTAGCAGCCAAAACAGCAGCACGGGCAATCGAATGGGCACTATTAGCAGAAGTCTCGGTTATGTTCAGCCCACCAATATCAACCGTACAACCGACCTTTGTCCAATAAGAGTTATTAAAATTCTCACTGAGTTGCAGGAAGTTTTTGCGGGCACTCCATATAGGCCGGGATGCAGCCGTGGCTTGCGTGGCAATGATGCCCCGGCCCGACTTATCTGCCCATCGGCCCACCGGCTGTTCCACTGCCGTCACAGGCGTCGCACCAGCCGAATCCTGCCATAGCGTACTCATATCCGACGCATCGAACCAGAAGCCTAGTTCACCGGCCCCGAATAGCAACGCAGGGATATTGGTTGCGCCCGGCGTAACTTGAGCCGTAACGGCGAAGCTAGAAGAGTCGATTACAGTGCCGCCTGCCGTCCTACGAACCTCCATGAACCAATTGGCATCTTTAGTGCCCGCTGCATCATCGGAATTGGTCAGCGTCCACGACACAGGGGCAGTCAGCCATGTATTAAAGGCAGAACCCGTAACGTCACCGGGGTTAGAACCACCTAGGCTAGAAGCTTGGAATTGGAAGTCAGTGTTCACGCCTGACTGCCGCCATACAAACTCTAGGTTATCTCCACCACCATTAACGTCAGAGTATACATTGCCATCAGCCGAAACCGTAATCTTAGAAGATGCGTTAGCCGGGCTAACAGCCGAAGAGGGTACAGTTAGTTGCTGCAAATCAGCGTTCGGAAGCACCTGAACTTGAGCCGCAAAAGTGACCGTAACAGTATCCAATACCACCTGATCGGAAGTCCTGCGAATTTCAAGGGTAAAACTGACATTCTTAGTGGTGGCCGTAAGGTCCGTATTATTCAGAGTCCATCCGATAACGGCAGTCTGCCATACATTAATCGAACCAGATAGGTTCCCTGCGTCACCAGTAACGTTAGAAGCCCGGAACTGAAAATCAGCCGCAACGCCATTCACTATGTACGAATAGAGATTAGCGAACGCAGAGCCATTAGTAGACAGTTTAATGAAACCATCAGTAGCCGCAACTATGCCAACGCTAGCAGTATTCGGAGAAGTATTAAGAGCCGATTGATTAACGGCCTGCAAATCAGCATTCGGAAGCAATGTCACACCAGCTACCATATGCACAGTCGTCGTATCCAAAACTGTGTTGTCTGGGATGCGTCGAACAGACAGGGTAAAATCGACCGTCTTGGTAGAGGTAGCATTGTCAGAGTTTGTCAGCGTCCATGATACAGGCGCAGCAAAGTACGAACCGAAAGCCGTACCGAGTATGTTTCCAGTGTCACCAGTAGCCGCCGAACCCTGGAATTGGAAGTCAGCCGCCGTGCCAGTAAGTAGCCATTGGTATAGGTTAACCGATGCGCCACCGTTAATGGATGCCTTGACGAAGCCATCTGTAGCCACCGTAATTAGGACAGTTGCATCCGTGGGAGAGGTAGTAGCAGCGGACTGAGAAATGGGGTCCAGATTAGCCGTGGGGGCCGGGGGCGTAACGGTGGCATCCATGCTAACCGTTGTGGTATCCAGTAGCACGCTACCCACGACGCGGCGAACGTCCAGCGAAAAGTCTACGCCTTTGGTGCCTGCCGTATCACTGGCATTAGTGACCGTGAACGTAAGCGGCGGCGCGATAAACGAATTGAAGGCCGACCCAGTGAGGTTTGCAGTATCGCCCGTAAGGTTAAAGGGGCGGAACTGGAAATCAGCCGCAACGCCATTAACGATCCACGTGTATAGAACCGTAGCCGCGCCACCATTAACCGACTTGGTAACAGTGCCATTGCTCAATACCTGAATGTTAATGGTAGAGTCTGCCGGGCTCTGGGCAGAAGAGACTTCACTAATCGGCTGCAAATCAGCGTTCGCCGGGGCAGCCGCAACCGTAGCCGTTTCAGTGAACTGAACAGTATCCAGTACCACGAAATCGGATACCCTGCGAACCTCCACGGTAAACGTACAAGACTTAGAGCCCGCCGTATCGGAGGAATTGATAACCGACCAATCCAGCGGGGCAGCAGTCCAAACGTTGAAGGGCGAACCGCTGAAGTTTGCGCTATCGCCAGTGAGGTTAGTTGCCCTGAATTGGAAGTCCCCTACTACGCCTGTCAATATCCACTGATATAGGTTAACGTCGGCTGCCCCATTAATGGAGGCACGAACAAAGCCATCGGTAGCAATTTCGACATTGACAGAAGCATCGGCCGGGGAAACAGAATTGGCCGTCTGATTGACCGTCTGCAAATCGGCCGTGGGAACGATAGGCGCAGCCGTTACGTTAGCCTGCAACGTAACGGGGGCCTGACTCAGCAGCAGCCCGTCGGAGATTCGCCGGACAGAAAGGGTAAAGGAAACAGACTTGTTACTAGGGGTGTCGGCCGTATTAGCCATCGTCCATGAAACAGGGGCAGGCAGCCACGTGTTAAGGGCAGACCCGGACAGGTTCGCAGAATCTCCCGTAACGCCAGATGCCATAAGCTGAAAGTCAGCAGGCACACCCTGTACGACCCAATCGTACAGGTTAACGGTAGCGCCGCCGTTGATCTGTTTCTTGACGAATTGGTCAGTCGCAACCGTAAGGACTACGGTAGCATTTGCAGGGCTTACGGCAGTAGCTAGTTCGCCAATGGCCTGCAAGTTGGCAATGGGCAATTGAGGCCCAGAAAGCCAATAGTTATACTGACGGTCATTAATAGCGCCCGGAGGCGGTAGAAACTTCATCCACAAATCGTTATTAGAATCGAGAACGATTGTGGGGAATAGTAGCTGTATAATTAGCCACTGCCGCTCGGCATCTTGGAAGGGCGAGTTTGCACCCGCCCCTCCATCCCTATACCAGTCTAGCAAACCATCATTGTAAGTAGGACCACCGGTGGCTGATAGAATGGCATCGTTTAGGGTGCCAGCCATTACTCTTCCTCTTCCCCGAATACCGTTGGCGTAACAGAAGCACCAGTACCGGAACCAAGGATAGATTCAGTAGCCACCATAGCAGCCTCACCACGATTGACATAACCGGTTTCAACCACTGCGCCAATCGCTACCGCACCGGCCGCCGTTACGATCTTCGTACCGAAGCCAGTAAATACAGGACCGGCACCAGCATCACGCGAACCGCCAGCACCAAAGCCTAGGATCGGAACGGCAATGAATGGAGCAACTGTAGAAACGCCCAATCCAGTATTACCGCCGCCGACAATATTACTACGACCACCACCAATAGCAAGCAGAATAGCAGTCGTGGCAAGTGTGCCATTAGGTAGCGTAACGCCGGGGATGTAATCATCGGTAAAACCGGAGTTCTTAATAGACTGAGGAGCAGTGAATGGACTGGTGCCCGTGGAGATATTGATTTTCCGGGTGGCATTCATGCCAATACCGGTCATCAACGCGCCAGTCGAAGCATTACCAGTCGTATCACGATCCAACGGCGAGCCCTTCGGCCCACCGAATGGGGTCATCAGTACAAATTTGCCGCCGCTGGGGTTAGCTGGGACTACCAGCGGACCAGCCATGTTGGTAGCAGGCATTTTGGAGTCCTCCTGAGGGCTGAGTAAAGATCGGTTTTCTTGTGCAGGATAACCGTCAACCTGTACCCGCGAGCCGCCCGCTCGGAGAACTTATGGCAGAGGCTCATTCCCGCATAGCGGGACTTCACCAGATTGGTGCTCCACACCGATAGGCAATCCAGATGGCGGAATACCACTTCCTTCCTGTGGCACATCCTTGGTTTCTGGGGCTTCGTCTTGAGGCACGGCATCACGTCGGAGTTTCATGGTTCATTCTCCTTACGGATTCACGTCGAGCCGGCCTTGGAACTGGCCGCCCGAAGTGGTCAGATTTCCGGCCCATGCCATGATCTGAACTTCGGCGTCTTGGTTGATCGAATACCGCTTGTTCGGGGACAGCGGAACGAAGTTACGCGCGCTGTGTGGACGGAAGCGGATGTAATCGGTATTGAGCATGAAGCCCGTACCAGCAGGGCAGAAACCACCGATACCGCCATCCAGTACCACGTCAGCATCCATGTACTTAATGGTCGGGAAACCTAGGTTACCGACTTCCGTACCATTGAAGCGTTGCTGTGCCTGTAGCGAGGCCACGTATGCCTGCCAAACCACGTTGTCAACGGGGATGAGGTCGGGGCGATCATTGCCACGCACAAGCTGCGCCCACAGGCTGTTAAAATTGGCCTGAATAGTAGCCGTGGAAGTGACGTTCACCAGCTTGGAACGCCAGAAGGTCCAGGTTACACGGTCGATACCGCCGTAGGTTCCGGTAGTTGGATCAAGCGGAACAGCGGCATTCAGGCCGGTAATTTCCTTGCCACCTGAGCCGGTGCCATCGGAGTACAGGCCACCGCATACCAGATTGCGCATGGTGGATTCAGCAACGTCGATGCGTGCGCCGATCAGGTCAATCATCTGTTCCGGGCCTGCATTTTGCAGCATTTCAAGGCCGGAAACGACGACGGGGCAAGCAGCCTGCTTGATATCGAACTGGGCAGCGGAAAGCACGTCCTGCGCTGCAACGGGCAGCAGGTCATAGCCGCTGTACCAACCGGCATTGCCGTTCTCGGCAAAACTCAGTTCTTCGTAAATGAGGCGACCACCAGAAAACGTCCTCATCTTGCCCTTTTGGGAAAGGCGCATCAGGAGGGCGTTATTCTTGGTGACGTTATCCGCGATCTTGCGCGTGCGGGATTCGATTGTGGTAGCGATAATATCGCTTACGTTCGGGAATGCCATTTGGGGTGCCCTCAGAGGACGCTAATGGAAGGGTTCTTCACTTCGCATTACGAGGGTCAGCCTCACGTGGAAGGGGTCACGCGGTGTCGGCGACCCCTCCCCGATTGGCCTACTTTACACCCCGGAAGTCTGGGCTGCAATAGCTCTGCGCACGTCAGCATAGATATCGTCGCCCAAGCCATCCTCAGGGGCCGTAGACAAGCCAGACGATGCCGGAGGCACAACGGCGGCGGCTGCTACTTGGCGGGCTTGCACGCCATTCAATTGGCTACTGCCATTTGCCTGTGCCGCTGCCTGTGCCCGAAGGGTGGGATTTTTCCACACGCAATAATCATAGGCATCCTGATAGGTTTCACAGACACCCGATTCAATCACATCCGCCATCTGGTCACGCACTTGATCCATAAACGGATGAGCCGTCTTATCTGCGGTAAAAGCCTCTAGCTCATTCTTCGCCGCCGTGGCTTCCAGATTCGCACGCCAGTCACGCTGTTCCTGTAGCTCCCTTGCTACCTCTGGCGGGAGGCTAGGCGGGGTGCGATGATGCTTGTGGGATTCCTCGATGAAGGCTTGCAGCTTTCCGCCCATAGCTTGATCCAAAGCCTGACGGATGGGGATGCCGTAGCCATCTGCGATTTCAAGTAGCTGGGTGAACTTCTGTGCGGGATTACCTAGCGCCAATACCTGCTCAGATTGAATCATCTGAGTGAGATATTCAGCGGGCTCTAGCTCGATCTGCTGGAAATACGGTTCGTAGGGCTCCAACACACTATAGATTTGCCTTGCGGGTTCCGTCTGCTGCATTAGGCGCTGAACACCGGCCGCCATATCCTCTTCCCGGCGGATGACTTCTGCTCTGATATCCTCAGGTACTTTATCCCACTTAGCTTTCATCTCAGGAGTCCAGCCCTGAGGCGGCTTTGTCGCATCCAGCTTTATCGGAGCATTTGGATCAGGGGGAGTAGATGAAGCGGGCGGCGTTACCGGGGGTACAGGGGCCTTCGGTTCAGTCAGCGGCGGAATTACGTCCTTTTCGTCCTTGTCCTTAGGCAAAAACCGGCCATGCGCATCACGCACACCGTCAGTCTTGCTTTCTACTTTCGGGGGAGGGATAATATCAGAAACAGGAGGTTCAGGGGCAGCCGTAGACCCCTCAGAAGCAGCCAAGCTATTGAATGCGGCTCTTACGTCGTCATTAATGTTGTCGGGGGCGCCATTCATGGGATTATCTCATCTTCGGAGGCGGGATGCGGAGTATAGCCTTCTTCTAGTTTCTGTACTGCCTTTCTCATGTCATCTTTCAGGTCTTTCTTCCGCTCTTCGTCTAGCGGTTTCTGGTAGTCTTTCTGCGTCCAACCAAGTATCGTCTGTTCGTCGTATCCGTCATGCGTATTGACGACGCTATTTCTTTTGTTGTGTTCCTGTAGCTCCCGCCGCGAGGAAACGATAGAGCCATCCACGGGCGATTTGAATGGCTCAAACGGTTTAGTATGTAGAAGCACCCTAGGGGCAGTGATGACACGCCCCATATCGGCTCCACATAGACAGGGTATGCCGGGGTTTCGCTCGTATTCGTCAAGTGAGCATACTCTGTCATATCCCGCTCCACATCGGCTACACTTATAGGGATAAATCATTAGTACCCCCGCAAAGCCTTCGCTTTAGGGTTCTTATGTTGTTCAAACTTGCGGCCTACCGATTGCGGAATATCCACTTTCTTTGCGAACTTAGGACTGTGGGCAACCGCTCGCATAAGCCGCGCCTGTTTTTCTGACTTGTACGGCATATTAGTACCCCGGCCGACTCATCCTACCCATACCTCTTAGTGCCGCCCCGCGTGCCGCCATTGGGGTGCGTGCGCTACCCATCGGAGCCCCCATCGGACCACCCGGAGGAACTACACCACCCATAGGGCCAGGAGCGCCCATTCCCGGCCCAGACATTGGGGGAGTCATTGGTGCCGGCATTGGCGGGGCTGCCATGCCCGATCCTGCGGGCATTTGAGGCGGTACAACGCCTGCCGGGGGAGCCATCGGGGGAGGGGCTGCAAGAGGGCGCGATTCATTGCCCGGAAACTCCCGTAGCGCCTGCCCCATAGACGACTTGCGAACAGCCGACATAACAGGGTCCAGCTTTGACAGCTTACCCAGCACGCCGGTATTGGTCGCCTTCGCAACGGCAGAGTGGAGTTTGCCGCCCGTGGCCTCATGGATTTTCGACCCAATGGGGTCGATCTTCTTGATTACTTTCTTTAGCTTCTTGAGGAATCCCATTTTACTTCCCCTTTGGGGTTGTGGTGGGTTTCGGCTTCGCCGCTGCTACTGCTTTAGTCCTTGCTACCTCTGCTTCTGTCTTTTTCGCACCACCTGCTAGCTCTGCTCCTAGACGCGCATCATCCTGCAATCTTTCATGCTCAAATCGCTGCGCATTTTGCTGCATTTCCTGTGCGCCATGAATTGCATCGCGTTGTGACTCAATGACGAACTTCTCACGCTCAAATTGCATCGCTTGATCGTGCTTTTCACGTTCAAATTGCATATCCATCATATGCTCTTCGCGCTTTAGCTGCATTTCCTCACGCTTTAGCTGCATTTCTAGTGCTGCCTTCTGCTGCAAAAGTTGCATATCACCCGCTTGCTTTTGCTGGGCCAATTGTAGCTCTTGCTGCATCTTCTGAGTCTCCATTTCCGCCTTTTGCGCTTCCGGGTCCGGCTTTTCTGGCATTCCGCCAGCCTGTTCAAGCGCAGTCATGGCAGAATCCAATGCGCCTTCCAGTTCTGCACTGCCCTTGAAACCAACCAGCGAGAATTTCAAAATTTGCATCATCAAAGGCGCTAGCGACGGGTTACTTTCAATCGCAGGCACCGCAGAGGCCAAGAATTGCGATAGCGTTTGCGTCAATTCCATCCGCTGAGACTGTTCCAAAGCCCAGTCGGCTTGTGTGAGCGAATCCGCCTCAATATCAATGCTGTATTTCGTCTGGAAATCGTCACGGAGGATGGCGATAGCCGATTGCACATGCGGCTGATCGGTCATTGGCAACGTTCCACACACTGCGGACAGCTTTTGATCGCTGTAGAGTTGGCACAAAAGTTCAGCCATGATTCTGAGGCTGTCTCGGACGAAGAAAGCCACGTCCCGTTGTAGTGCCGTCATGCGAACGGATGCAAACTGCGCTTTGATCTGCTGCGCACCCAGAGTTTCGTACTGATTTGACGAGCCCCGGATGATATCCGCCATGCCCGTTACTTCAAATAGCTGATCCTTCAGGAATCCATACGTTGCGACTAGTTGTTGCAGCACTCCGGTGATCGTTTCAACTGGGAACCAGTCAATTGTGCCTTTTGCACCGCCCTTATCTGCAAACATTGCCCAGTTATCGACTGGAATTAGCTTGTTTTCGGTGCCGGAAAGCATGCGCCCTATCTCTGGCTGGGACGCATCATAGACACCCGCGACCCTGCAAGCCTCTACAATGAGGCTCATACGAGCGTAAAGGGTATCCATCTGGGTATACTGGTCCTGCGCCATATAATAATCGGCCAGCGGCAAGAATTTACTGGTCGGAGGCGAGGCAATCAGGGGCTTCGGGCAGGGATAGAAACTCGCTAGCTCATACGGGTCTTTAACCCGGTCCAGAATCGTGCCCTGTTCCGTCAAATGGAGGACTTCTTTCTTCGCCTTATCCCACATCTGAATTACACATACCTTGCCCTTGTCAATCAGGTTCGGCGCAAGGATGTAATTATTGTTCTTCTGGGTGGGCAATTCACCTACCCGCTCCCCCCACCGCTTTTTAGCCTCATCGTGGTCAAGATGCAGCTTGCGGCCGACCCACATGCACTCTTCCCACTTGCGCCGGGGTTCAAATAGCAAGTCCCGCCAGTGAACGAAGTCACATGCGACCTCTTCTGGCCGCCCATCTTCCGGGGGCTTAAACGTCATCCACATAGTACCCATGCCGGGGACAAGTCTATCCAAAATGGCAGACTTGACACCCTCATCAAAATACTTAGCGCAATGGACCTCGTATGTGAGGGCACGCTGGACGATTAATGCCGCGACGCGGGAGGGGTCGTTATCGAACTCGCCTTTATGCAGGCGCGACACGTCGGGCTTTGGAAGGCTGTTATAGAGGCTTTCTTTGAGGATGGAGGTATTACTGTAAAACATATTGACGCGCTTATACTGACCACCTAGGCTAGAAGGGTCATCCTGCCCCATCGCTTCCCGGTCGTCCTCGTATCGCGCTTCTATCTTGCATCCGCGTTCATGGAACTTGCGACTAAACTCGTTCCATGATTCGAGTCTAGTCGGCCAAGGATTTTTCTCTTGCTGCTTATCAGCCATTTTAGACTCTCCGGTTATTGCGATCCCTGCGGTCTTGGAAGAGGTTTTCTAGGTTCAGGGCACGGCCAAGAGGGGTATTGAAATACTTGGGGCCTTTAGCGGTCGTGCGACGGTTCTTATTACACTGTTCGGTTACGTTCTTAGAAAGGGCCAGCATTCTCATGGCATCTGCGGGGTGGGAATGCTCATCATGTGCGGGCGTAGTGCTAAAGACTTTGGCATCTTCATCCCATTCATAATGGTAGGCTTCCAGATGCTCGATTCCCTTTTCTACCGTCTTATCGCCGGTATTAAACCACACGGCGGGCAGCATTGCACGCACCGCTTGGATGCCCATGGCGACGGACATATTAGGCACGATATAGGGGGGGAGTCCTCGGGCGATGAATCTTTCGCGGGCAGAAAGCTTGGTGGCAAAGGTCTTGTTTTTGGCATCGTGAGGTAGGGCCGGAGTGCCAAGGGCATACGGTAGCGTTTCAAGCTCATCCAACCAATCGTCTGCATCCCGTCCAGTGCCGGTAAGAAAATGTATAATGTGAACCTCGCCATTGACGATTTGATAGAACCAGATTGCGGTAGCGTCGGAATGCCCAATGTCCCATGCGCTATATACAGGCAAATCGGCGATGAACGGTTCATCGAATTCGATTTGTTGGTGCTCGCACTTTCCGAGTTGCTTGCCGTAAATAGATCCAAAGTTAATGCCTTCCCAGGAGCAGAAATATTCCTGTTCGATGATCTCATCCGCGACCCCCTCTTCCCGCTCTGATTCAATGTCTTCTAGTGTAATGATCCGTTCACCGTTATTGCGGAACGTGTCACGGATACTTTTCGTACTGGTAAACCAGTTAGAACTGGGCTTGCATGCCGTCTTCCATAGCTTGTATGCGTGGTTCTTTCCTCGGGGCGTAGTAATAAAGGCGGCAAAGCCCTTGTTTTCAAGAAGAATGGGGCGAACGAAATCCCACGCAGCGGGGTCGGAGAGCGCCCATTCTGAAAAGATGACTCCGATAGGGTTTGAACCTACTAGAGAGTTATAGTTATCACTGCCCACAACTTGGTAATAACTGCCCCCTTTGAGGCGCAAATTCATTTCGTTTTCGTTCGATACTTCAATAAGCTCTTTCGGGAATGCTTGGTGGATAATGCGGCGCCCAGACGAGTCCACGCCGTTCCAGACGACTTTGCGCCCTTGATTAAGGGTGGGAAGCAAATGCCAATATGTACCTGTCCGTAGCTGTGACGCGATTGCCAGTCCGTTGATTGAACAGGAGTCCTTACCTGCCCGTCGATGCCATGTGAGAAACGCACGTTTCTTCTCCGGAAAGCCGCCGTTCTCAAACAGATAGTCGAAAAACTCCCTCTGGTGGGCCATTGGGAACCAGTTATTAGGTAGCTGTACGTTCTTATTTACTCGATAATCACGCATCGTCGGCCTGATCGTCCATATTGATCGTTACCGTGGGCGGCTTCGATAGAATATCGCCGAAGTTGATTTGCACATTAACGCCACTGCCAGCGGCCGTCTTTCCTTCCTGCGATGCGCCAAAGTGTTTGAACAGGCTAACCAGTTCTGCGCCGTGGTACTTCTTCTGCTTAACGTGAGTGCCCTTTGACGTGACAATATCAATGGCCTCTTCCCCTTCCAGCTTTGGCATATTCTTCAATATTTGATTTTCCACCCACTGGTCATTAATGAGCCTATGGGCCGCCACCTCTTTTTGCAGGTCAGATATATACGCCCTTACCACTGGGTCGTTATACATCCGCTGCACCATGGGCTGTGGCAAATCCATCAGCCTTGCGATCTTCTTGAGGCTAGTGCCTGACAGCACGAATTCAAGGGCGAACTGCCGTTGGTATGGGGTAAGGCCGACGAACCCCTCATTGCGTGCGCGCGTGATGCGCCCGGCAATACTCTTGGGATCGCCCTTAGCCCATTCGGCCTCAGGGGTATCTTGAATCAGCAGCGCGGGCAATTGTTCGCTCATCGTAGATACCTTTCGTGTCCTGCGAAGTTAGTAGTTAACCCCTTCCCCATAATGGCCTGATATCTGATTGCCCTACTCCTTCTAACGCAGCTAATCAGCCGTATCAAATCCCCTAATGCTTCCTCGTTATTCGCGGCATGCAACCTCCTTGCAATGGGCGTATAGAAAACCCAGTCGCTTGGAATCACCAACTCTCCAAAGGCTTCGACGCGGTAAGGGGTCATGGTGCCTAGAATACCGCATAGGGGGTCTGGGGTAAAGGGTCAATAAGGCATCCGAAGTCTCATCGCGTTTGAGACACCTTGTTTTGCGGGGCTTTTCTGGGATTCGTTTTTCCTAAGTCCGGGGGTGGTACTAGCTAGCGAGGGCCGCCACTTCTTCGGCCATCCCCCGGCATCGGATTAAGGTATCTGAATAGGCACCCCCAGCAGGTAGATCGCATGCGATGGAAGCGGACGCGCTATGGTCGCATGCGTAGGACGACGCATGTTCCACGTGGAACAGTGTGCGCATTGCGCACTCATGCGACGCGAGCCCCCAGACCGGGGCCGGGTGATGGTTCCACGTGGAACATAGGCCCTCCCTATTCAGGTAGCTGAAGCCGGGCCTGTAAGCCCCGCCAGTGAGCCCGGACCCCTCCAAGCTAGGGCGGTGGCGGGGGGGTAGCCGCGCGTTGAAATTCGCCGTTTATGCCTTGAATCTAGGGCTTTGCGCGTTAGACCGGGGAGCGAGGGCGGCCCCTCCAAAGGTCAGCCCCGGTAGGGTCAGGGGTTAGGGGTCACCCCCCCTTTTCAAACGCATTTATAGGACTCTTTAAGGATTTACGTTTTTTACTGTTTTCTCTCTCTTATTACCTATTATTAAAAGAGGTCAGACCCCCTGGACCCCACCATATAAACCCCTGCGAATTCAGCGACTTAGCGAGGGGTCCGGCTCCCGCGCTTTGGAACTGCCCACCGGACCCCTAGAACCCCTCTCAACCGACGAACGGTAGCAACGGGGGGGACGAACGGTATTGACCTGAATAGCGGGGGTGACGCGATAATGGCTCCGCACCACGACCACACCGGCAAAACAGCCATCCGCCCCACCCTCTCAAACAACATAGGACTAAAGAGCCATGAACGTAGCAGATACCCGCATTGCCCTAGACCGCTTTGCCAGCACTGGCGAGGCCGTGAAAGCGCGTCGCCTGATCCGCCTAGCCCTAGAGGCCGGCTATGTGGTAAGCGTTCAGGACGGCGAGGAATGGACCGTTAAACAGTCCGCAGACCGCATGACCATTCTGGCCGCGATGGCGACCACTGGCGAGGATCGCATTCGCTTTCGTAAGGCGACCGGCGAGCGCATCGGAACCGCATACCTCATATATGGCAACGCGCACGACGGTTCGGAACTCATCGCCGACTATACCGGGGGCGATGAAATGGCGGCCCTTGTGGCGCGCGTTTAAGGGCCTAGGCCGCTGCCCCTTCCCGCGAGGGGGCAGCATCCTAAACCCCATCACCCACCATAGGACTAAAGAGCCATGAGCGACGCCCCGAACCTCCCCAGCATTAAGACAGTCGTCTATGTCCGCATCCGTCGCGGCGCAGTCGTGGAGTCCTACACTCCCTCCAATATCTATCCCGACGTATGCGCGAAGGTCATCGCGGAACTGGTAGCGGATGCGCGACGCTGGGGCGATACCGTCGAAGTCCGTCCGGCTGGGGAGGGTTAAGCCATGAAAGCAACGCGCCTAATCGCAGTCCGCTTCCTGCCCACAACCGCCACCAAAGGGACGCGCCTAAAGGTTTCCATGGTCGGCCACGGTTCGCGCGTGTACGGCTACCACTCTTTTAGCGGTTGCACGCGCGCAGAGGTAGAGGCCGCGCAATTGTACTTTGAAACGGTATACAAGACCGTCAACCCGGAAGCCACGGACGTTGTATATACGGCCATCGCCAACCCGGCAAACGATGACGCGCTAATCCTCGTTCAGTACCACGGGAACCGCTAACATGACGGCCGCGATTGTGGGGCTTTGCGTCGCCGCCGCGTTAACGGTTCATCGTGCCATGTTCCGTCGCTACCTCTGGCAGTGAATCCCTATTCATAAAAATGTCTGATTTAGGGGTTGACACCCAGCCCCTAAACCCCTAATCTAGCCACTCACCCCGCAATCACATAGGAATAAATAGCCATGACCTCCGCCCTCGCTACCCGTTTCGCCGCCCCCGTTCAGTACCGCGCCGACCATGCCCTTTCCGACGCGCAGATCATGCGCGTCGCCCCTTCCATTTTCGCCAGTGAACCGCATGGCTCCCGCAGTGACCGTTACACGTTCGTCCCTACGGCTGACGTGCTGGCCGGTCTGCGCCGCGAAGGCTTCGCGCCTTTCATGGTCGGCCAGTCCCGCACCCGCGTACCGGGCAAAGCCGAATTCACGAAGCATATGCTGCGCCTGCGCCATGAGTCGCAAATCAACGCGGGAGAGGCTAACGAAGTCATCCTGATTAACAGCCATGACGGGACTAGCTCTTATCAGATGCTTGCTGGCCGTTTCCGCTTCGTCTGTATGAATGGCATGGTTTGCGGTGACAAGATGGCCGATATTCGCGTCCGTCACAAGGGTAATATCGTGGACGACGTAATTGAAGGGGCATTCACGGTCGTGGACGGTTTCAAGGCCGTAGACGAAAGCCGAAACGAAATGGCAGGGATCAAGCTTTTGACCAGCGAGCAAAGCGCCTTTGCAGAGGCCGCGCTTACCCTGAAATATGACACGGACGAAGCCCCGGCCCCGATCACGGCCGCTGCCCTTCTGCGCCCCCGCCGCTGGGAGGATGACGGCGCAGACCTTTGGACTACGTTTAACCGCGTACAGGAAAACATGATTAAGGGAGGCATCCGGGGCCGCAATGCGACCGGCCGCCGTAGCACGACGCGCGAGGTTACCGGCATTGACCAGAACGTCAAAATCAATCGCGCCCTCTGGACGCTGGCCGAGCGCATGAAAGAACTCAAGGCCGCCTAAGCCGGAACCGGGGGCCCGAAAGGGCCCCCACCCTACCGCCCCATATACAGGACGAAAGAGCCGCCATGATTTATGCTGAATTTTACAAGTCCGACCTAGCCGGGAACCTGTCCCCCGGTGTGGGTGACCGTTCACTGGTCATCCTAGACGGCCGCAACAATGACGCCGCATGGCATAGTATCGCGTCCCGCGAATGTTGCGCGCGAGGCTTCACGGCGTACCAGCTTCGCAAGGGGCGAGGCTTCACGGATTCTAAGGCCGCGTCTGGCCTTATCTTCCCCACGTGCGGGAGCGCCAAGCCGTGACCGTCCTAGCCTGTATGCTTGGCCTGCTAGTCGTGGCCGTGGCGTGGCCTGCCCTTATCAGGGGGGCGATTAAGCTGCTATTCCTAGCCATTGGGTGGGGGCTTATCTTGTGGGGCCTTGTGGCCTATGGTGACCAGCCCCTAAACGGCGAGACTATGGCATGGGCCGCTGGCCTACTGTTTGCCCCCTTCATCCTGTACGGCCTTTATATGAATCACCTAGAGGAAGAGGGGAAGAGGCTAGACGAAGAATTTAAGGTCTTGTCTGACATGGTGGAACGCTTCCCATGCTCCAGTGAAGATTGGGACCGCTACGAACAACTAAAGGCCAGCCGCCATGACTAGAAAAGACTATGTTGCGCTATCAGATACACTGGCGCGCACCCGTCCGCATTTCCTGCTACCTGAGGCACGCGCACAATGGGCCGCTGATTGCCAAGCAATCGCCGCCTGTATCAAGGCCACCAATAAGGCATTCGATGCTGACCGATTCCTAAGCGATTGCGGGACAAAACCATGAGCGTTATAAATACCAGTTTCGAGCTAGATGACGGTCGCGTTTTGTCCTGCGAATATGCGCTAGTGATTTACCGGGGCAGCCTTTGGAATCCGGAAGAGGTAAGCGTAAGCGAACCGATATACCGCCTAGATGGCGACCTAATCAGCGTTGATTCCCTCCCCAAAGGGCTAGAGCGAATTGCTAACCGGCTCTATATGGCGGGACCGGGGGAGTATAAGTATAAGGAAATGGACAATTACCGGGGCGTGACTGAGCCCGATGAACCGGAGTACCTTTTCTAATGGCCTGCATATACACTGGCGCATGGGTCCATTTGACCGATTATGATTCGTATGTAATCGCGGACCTATTCCAATGCGGGAATCAAATCCTGATTCAGTGGGAGCCCGGAAGCATAAGCTATGACGGCACTGAGCTACCCGTGACGCATACCGTTAGCATCGGGCACGGTTACCACCATGAGCGCAGGGGCGTAACCGTGGTGAATGACTGGAATTGTGAGGGGGAACGGAGATAGAAAATAGTTGTAAGAAAATCGCGTTAGGCTATTGACACCCGCGTTAGACCCTGTAATATCACCCATGCGCAACCCGCGCGCAAAACTTACCCAAATAGGATACCGCCATGAATCGCAATGATCTGCTCGTCGCCGCCGGCCTTTCCGTCTATACCGACAATATCGGCCAGCCGCCCGCCGAATATGCCTCCGCTCAGATGGCGAGCCGTGGCACGGCTTTTGTCGCGGGCTCGTTCAAGGATACCGGCCGTAAACTGGTCGCCGCTACCGCCGTGAACGGTGTCGCTTTCGTTACCCTGTCCCGCGTCAATCTGTCTGCCCAGAACGAAAAGGGCGAGGATAAGAAGGGCTATCAGATTGTGGCCTATGATCTGGCTGGCAATGTGCTGGATTCGACGCCGCTTGACGATGACGCCCCGAAGGGCACGAAGCAGGGTTACAAGGTCTACGGTGCCCTGATCGCCGCCATCGCCAAGCGTGATGATCTGGTGCAGGCTGCTATCCGTAGCGCCCGCGATGCTGCGCAGGCCCGCGTTGACGAACTGGAATCCCTGCTGGCCGATTGTGCCCCGCAGGAAGAGGCCGCCCCGGACTATGCGGAAGCCTGATTAGTCGCCACGGACGGCGGCCCAATGCGCCGCCGTAGCGTGATGCGTCACTCTATCGGCCAAACGACGGCCCCTATATGGGGCCGTCACTCTAAGGGGATACACTAATGCGCAAGACCACGAAACCGGCTAAGAAGCCGGTACGCAAGGCCGCAGCCGTAAAACGTGAGCGTGAGGGCAAGCAGGCAAGGGCCAGGATTAAGCCTCACATTCTGGAAGAGGCCGCGCCGACTCAGCCGGAGTTTGATTTTACCGATATCGGCAAGGTAGACAACGCTATTCCCTACCCGGACAAGGCACAAGGGCAGGAAGCCGCATATAACAAAGCCTATATCTGCGAACAGGCAGAGCCTAGGCTAGAGCGATGCGGCCCCAAGTCCGCAGGGGACACCCTTTGGGACTGCGCGCCCATGATGGAGCACGTTCTAGAGAACCGTAGCACGGTTGAATTGGAAGTCTTTGCGTACACTAAGTATGGCATTGCTTACCCCCAATTTACCGAAAGCCAGCGCCGCCAGAAGTGCCTAGGCTTGATTGCTATGTATGCCATGGCTGGGGATATCGAAGTCATTAAGTGGGCCCTGTCCACTTCACCCCGTTCATAAATCCATCCGACGAACGGTAGCCTTCATCCCCTGTTCAGCTATTGACGGGGGATGCTTTTAGCTGTACGATGAACGTCCGCAACCGAGAAACCCGCCCATGTGCCGCTCAGTGATTCGCACGTCTTTAGCTGCCCAACATTACACGCGCGAAAAGATAGAAAACGCTATCCGTTATTTCTGGCAGTCTCGCATGGTAGTTAATGGTATCGTGCCACCCCTCCCAGTGCTGACGGATATCCCAGCACTAGCTCAGACCATCCGCCGCAACAAATCCGCCGCTTGGGGGCGCTAATGAATCCGCTTCATAAACATGAGTTTGCCGCCGCCATTGTTGCGCGTATCGGCATGACCGACGTTGACCGCCTGATTTTGGGGGCGGCCCTTATCTGCGAAGTCGCAGAGAATAGCAGGCTCTTCCCGAATATCAAACCGGACGATGCCGAGCCGTTCAAAACCGCTATTGCAGTTCTCACTGAACTGGATAGCAACTCATCCGCCCCGCTCACTGCTGCAATCATCGGAGAATCGCAATAATGGAAACTGTCAATTTTCAGGAAGTCGTAGAAGAGTTCCAGACCCTCGCAGAAGTCCGCGCGTTGATCGTCTTGAATGGCCTAGGGCACGTCCTGATTAACAAGGCCGATTTTGATAAGGCAGTTGTTTATTGCGCCTGTACGTCGCCGTATATCGGCCCCGCCGATCAGGCAGACTGGCGTCTTTTCACTGTCGAAATTGGCGACGATTTCACGAACGTTCACCTGCCCGCGTGGCTCGTGGATACGTGCCTGCAATTCGTGACGGATGACGAATTGGATAACGTCATAGCTAATACGCCCATCGAAGCATGGATTATCGGCCTGCGCAATCTGGCCCGTAATTCGCCGGTTCCTCGCACGGCTACAATCGAATTGGCAGATGCAATCGAAGACGCTGCTAAGGATATGCCGGAAGACCACAAGGTCAAGGTACAGGAAGCCGTGCTAGCAAAAGTCACGCGCGTTCGTAAGCAGAAGGAAGCCCAGCGCAACGGCGAGCCTGTACCCGATGGCGGCCGTGATATCCGGGTAGCAATCATTGGCCTGTAACTTAGGGCCATCGGTTTGGTATTATAGTTCAGGAGGATTAGACGTGTACGGAAACAATATCAAACGAGCCACGATTTTCCTAATCCTCTTCATACTGGTAGCCGGGGCAATCCTCGGCTACTTCATAGGGCATTTTTATGGATAAGCACCCAACCGTAGACCGTATCTTTCACCTATGTGGGACCGTGACCGGAGCGCATCGCGTAGCCGTGGCCCTTTCCCTACTAGCTACGGAAGCGCATAGAATCGGAGAAAATAATACCGATTTGCGTAGCTACATGATTCAGGAATGTGGCCTAGGCTGGGAGGATCGAGTTAACGGTGGTTTGGCTGCCTCTATTGCATTCCTGCGATATATCGAAGCAGGCCGGTTCCAGTCCCATCCCATTAGCGTAGAGGCATAAAATGGCTGCTATGGATTCAGGTACTTCCTACCTAGCTCTTATGCACCTGAAAGCGATGCACCCGGAACGGGCTGACCAGCTACAGGACATAGCGGATTGCATCCGCAATTGTGCCAATGACAAGACGAAGCTAATCCTAGACTATCGGGAACTGGGTTCCCGGTATCAGGATTTGCACAACCGTTATCATAACTCATTTTGCCAGAAGTTTAAGCGTTTTTTCAAGCCTGCCATAAAACCCGATCTGGCATGAGCGAAGATGGGCCAATGTCGAATGATACGCGCTGGCTCAGTTGTGGTAAAATCGTCGCTATAATTCTGCAACGGATAGCGATTAATTCCCGCCAGTTTCAATGCTCTATCCAAATGCGGGGGAGAGGGCTACCGACCCCTAGAACCTGTATGGAGTGTCGGAAAGGCCCCTGTAAACTAATCAAAAGAGGGCACGGTATATGATTAGGATGCTTCATAAGCATTGCGGGGGCCACATCGCTACCGCAGTAGACCCCAATTTCTGCGCCATTCCGGGCATGCTAGTTCAGTCTAATGACTTCATCCTAGTGGAGACTGGTAGAAGGCCCATAAATGGAAGTCCTATTATGTGCCCCCGTTGCCATAAACAAGTGGCTATCCGTGAAGTAACGTTTGAAGACGACGATACGGAAGAGGTTTGCCCACCATGATTCTACTGGATAAAGACTCTTTTATTCTGCCCGGTAAATGGTCTGCTAGGGCGAGGGGTGCGCCTGAACGTAAATACCTAGCCTCCAAGCGATATTGGAGGCTATCTGTCAATGCTGCAAACAAGCATTATCTCCGGGCCAATTTCACGCGCCCAGAATTTAGTGCGCAGGCATGGGAGGCCGCCAGCCCTGTACCCTCGCGGAATGTAGGGGGGCTTTTGGCCCCTAATCGCTTTCCCGCCGATCCTACCGGCCTTCTTTCGCATCAACGCGAAGCCCTAGATAAGAGCTATGGTAAAAGGGCATTTGCATTCTTTCACGAAATGGGCTCCGGCAAGTCCCGCACTGTCCTAGAACTGTGGTCCCAGTATTTGCTAGAGGGCCGGATTGCCGAAGGCTGGATGTTTTGCCCTAACACTCTAACGGGCAATTGGCACGAGCAAATGCGCCTATGGGCTCCGGGCATTAACGAGAAGATGGAAGTCTTTGGGATTAGCTCCCTACAGGCTGGCTCGCTTCCTGACCGTCTGCGCCATCGCTTGCACGATCATCTGGCACTAGGGATTGACGAATCCCAATCAATCAAAAACTTCAAGGCCCGTCGCTCCGAAGTAGTACAGGAGCTAGGGGCTAAAACTGTGGTTAACAATATCCTTACGGGAACGCCCATTACCAAAGGCGTAGGGGATTTGTATAGTCAATTCCAGTTTCTTGACCCCAGGATTCTAGGGTTCAAATCCTATTACAGTTTCCGCAATCGTTACTGTGTCATGGGAGGCTTTGAAGGCAAACAGATTATTGGCTATCAGAATATGAATGAACTGCTAGCCACTATCGAACCCTTTACTCATACCGTTACGAACCCCGTAGACTTGCCCCCGCAGGCGCATGAAGTTCGTGAGGTTAGGGCATCGCCGGAACAGAAGAGGCTATTGAAAGAACTGAAAACCCAGATGATGACGATGCTTGATAATGAATCGTTGTCAGTCGAAAATGCCCTGTCATTCTATACCCGTGGCGCGCAGATTATCGGTGGGCATTTTGCTACCGATCTGGGGGGCATTGTACCGCTTGAACACAATCCAAAGCTGGAAGAGTTGAAAGAGATAGTCGAAGGCACCGGGCAGAAGATTGTTGTATTCTGCCGATTCGTGCCAGAGGTTAAATTGATCCATAAAGCACTATTGGATTATGGAGCCGTTCGACTGGACCCAGATATCGAACCGCCGATTGATACCGTTAACCGCTTTCAGACCGATCCAGACGTGCGGATCATTGTTTCGACATACGCGCGAGGCAGCCGTGGATTCACTATGACGGCCGGTAAACTTATGGTAAGATACTCAGGCACTTTTAACTTTGAAGAACTGGTGCAATCTGAGAAGCGCATTGATCGAATTGGGCAGGATGAGCCGACCATGGTTATTGACCTGCTAATGAATGTCATGCTTGACAAGCATATGAAGGAAATAGCAGAGGGCAAAAAGACCCTCGCTACATTCGTATCACAATCGTTGGAGAATCCGCGTGCGTTGCTCGCTATGTTCGACGAGGCTTGACAAGCTAGTCGGGCTATGTTGTATAATGACCCTGCCGCCCATCGAGAATGTCACAATGAGTAAGCTCACCGATCTGATTGAACGCATGAAGGAATTGGGGGATGAACTGGATGATCTGGACGAACAGAAAAAGCCCCTACAAAAAGAGTACGATGATCTGCGCCTGAATCTGATACCGTCCGAAATGGCCGAAGAGGATATCCGTTCCATGACTGGCGGATTCGGGCGTTGCACCCTCACGTCTGACCTGTATGTCACCGTGAAGAATAAGGCCGGTCTGCATACGTGGCTGGAAGAGACTGATAACGAGGCCATGATTGTGCCCACCGTCAACGCGCAAACCCTGAAAGCCTTTTGCAAGGAACAGCTTGCTAAGGGTGACCCGGAATTGCTGCCCGAAGATGAGGTTTTGAAGCTGACACCGTTTAGCAGAGCGGTGATCTATAAAGCGTAAGTATCTGCTACACTACTAACTAAGGAATGACAATGGCTAAGAGCGAACTGAAAAAGAACGAAAATATCGGCGCTATGGTGACCAGCGACCGCCCCGCGTATCTGGACCCGGAATCCCGCCGTGGTTCGGAAGACGTAACGCAGGATGATATTACCCTCCCGCGAATCGAAGTCTTGCAGGCACTTAGCCCGCAAATCAAGAAGAGCGACCCCAAGTATATCGAAGGGGCTGAACAGGGTGTCATCTTCAATACCATTTCTGGCGAATTGTACGGCGGGGAGATTGTGTTTATCCCCATCGTCTTCCGTAAGGAATGGATCATCTGGCAGAGCCGTAAGAGTGGTGGCGGATTCGTCGGCACTTACGCGACTGAGGAAGAGGCCGAAGCCGAGCGTGACAAGCTGGAATCGCCGGAAGACCATGAGGTTAACTTGCATGCCGTTAACTTCGTTTACGTGGTCCGCGATGACGGCGCTTTGGAAGAGGCCGTTTTGTCTTGGTCCCGTTCCAAGCTCAAGGTTAGCCGGAAGCTCAATGCTCTGGTGCAGATGAATCCGGGGGATCGGTTCTCCAAAGCCTACCGCCTTCGTGCCATCGAAGAGAAGGGCAAAAAGGGTGAATACTACAGCTACGAAGTGAAGCCACTTGGCTACGTTTCGGAAGGCATCTACCGCCGTGCTGAAACCCTGTTCAATGCCATCAAGGCTGGCGAGCGTGCCGTGGCCTATGGAACGCTGGACGAAGCCGAAGAAGAGATTGACTCCGCTGTGATCTGATTTCCACAACCCGGCCCCCGGCTTGTCCGGGGTGTCCGGGCTTTTATTTTCAGGGGCGTGCTATGCGTATTGAAGTGCTAGAAGTGCTATCGCAGTTTGAGAAAAAGCGTTGGGAATTTTGCTGCATTCTTGATTCCCGTGGCCTGCATATCCGCCTGTCTGGTTACAAGCTGGAACAGCGCGAATATATGGACAAGCGAGCCGCGTTTAAGACCGTGCTGGAATGGGCAGACACTACCGCAGTAATGATGAAGATTCCGGCTACGGTTCGTATGCACCATGCTCCGAAGGTTCCTCTAACTGTGCAGCGTAGAATGCGCCATCATCTAGAGGCTACGATTCACTATAACTTTGACGTGTGTATGGCAGAGGCAATGCAAGAGGCCCCTAGCCACGCGCAACATTGAGGATATAATCATGCTACTGAAAGAGGAAAAGGTAGAAGCATATAAGCTATTCATGGCCGCTGCTTTGACCGGAAGTGTTAGACTCCTTAATGAAAGGGATGAAGAGGCAGATAAATTCCGTTTTAGCGCAGAGGAATTAGCAGAGGACGCTAACGACATTGCTACTGCGGCGCTGGAATGGCTAGAAGGATACGAAGAAAACTATGAAGATATGATGCGCAATAAGCATATGCTGGAGAGGGAAACAAGAGAAAGATACGAAGCCCGTCAAGCAGCCAAGAAATAATGCCCGATATTCTCGCTGTAGACACTGAATCTACCGGCCTTAGTGCAGACTCCCGCGCTATAGGCGTTTCGTGGCAGGTAACCGGACAGGAAGCCCGCTATATCGACCTACGCGAAGACGGGGCCGGTGAATTCCTTAATATACTGGATCGCACTGGCGATATCCCGGTAGTGTGCCACAATGCAAGTTATGACTATCGCATGACGCATAATGCCGGTATCTACATGCCACTAGAGCGCATGCAAGATACCGTCATCCGGGCTACCCTTCTAAACGAGCATGAGATTAGCTATTCTCTGGACAATCAAGGGGAGAAGTATCTAGGCCGCAAGAAAGAGTCTGAAATCTGGACTAAACTAGCCGAGCTATTCGGGGGCAAGCCGACCCGTTCCGCACAAGCCGGGCGAATCCATCTGGCTCCAAAGGAAGTAGTCACCCCGTATGCCATTCCTGACGCCGAGTTGTGCCACGACCTTTGGCAAGATCAGCAGCGCCGAATTGAAGAACAAGGGATCGAACGTATTGTAGACTTTGAAGCCTCTGTAATGCCTACCATTATCCGATCAGAAATGAGAGGTATTAGGGTAGATGAAGAGGCCGCCCACATAGCCGTTGATAAGCTTACTACACAGATCGACGCGCATAAGAATAAGCTATTTGAACATGCCGGATGCGTCTTTAACATAGACAGTCCGTTGCAGGTTCGCGCGTTGTATAAGCCACGCCAGATTGACGGGGTATGGTTCACCCAGTATGGCACCCCTCTTCCGTCTACCCCCGGTGGCGAACCTAGCTTTAGCGCCGATGCCCTCAGGCGCATCAATGATAGCCTATCGCTTGGCATACTGGAAACCCGGTCCCTACAGAAGACCCGTGACACGTTCCTAAGGGGCCATATCCTCAGTAACGCTATCAATGGGCGAGTGTACCCCAGTATCCACCAGACAAAGGGCGAGGATGGCGGTACAGGTACAGGCCGGTTTAGCTATACCGAGCCAGCGATGCAACAAATCCCCTCCCGCAATGAGGAAGTGGCCTGTATTGTGAAGCCCATTTTCCTGCCGGAAGAGGGGCAGATATGGCTAGATGGCGATATGCACTCTTTTGAGGTACGGGTATTCGCCCATCTGGTGAAGAATGCAAAGCTACTAGACGCATTCGCCGAAGACCCCATGCTGGATTTTCACCAATACGTAGCCGATATGACCGGCCTCCCCCGTAAGGCCCACTATGCAGGCCAGCCGAATGCAAAGGAACTGAACCTATCTATTATCATGGGTTGCGGTGATGGCCTTGTGGCTATGAAACTGGGGCTCCCATGGCAATGGGCAGAGTTCAAGAAGGGGAAGAGTGTTTTCCGCTACCGCGAGTCCGGGCCCGAAGCTAAAGAGCTAATCGACAAATATCATAATATGCTTCCGGGTGTCCGTGGGTTTGCTCGCCGTTGCCGTGCCACGACTGACAAATTCGGGTATATTGAAACCTATATGGGCCGCCGACTGCGCTTCCCTAATGGGATGAGCAATCATAAGGCGCAGGCCGTTGTAGTGCAAGCTACTGCCGCCGATATCAATAAAAGAAACTGGCAGCTAATAGAACAGGCATTGGGTAGTGAGGGCCGCCTACTTCTGAATACCCACGATAGCTACGGTATGTCAGTGCCCGAAGACTGGGAGCCTATATGGGCCAGGATTCAGGAAGCCATACGTGATAGCTACCCATGGTTCAGAGTCCCCCTAATCCTAGAGCTATCCGGAACCGGAAAGAACTGGTGGGAGGCTATACATCATGGCACTTAATATTGATCTACGTCTAGTAAAGACGCTAGATGAGCTAGAACAAGACCAAGCAGTATACGAATATGCACTAATCTATATCAGGCTTGGATTCAAGCTACTTCCCCAGAAACGTGATACCAAAGGCTTCATTAAGAATCTAGGCGCTGAACACGCCACAAGCGACCCCGCCATAATTAAGCATTGGTTTGGCCCCGGTGGGCCATACGAAGGCTATAACATTATGGGGAAGCCCCCAGATGGTATATGCGTACTAGATTTTGACTGTCATGCAGGCAAGGCCGATGGGTTCGCTAACTCCGGCCTAGATAAGCGCGATCTAATGGAGGGCCTTTGCGTCATTACCTCTGGCGGGGGAATGCACTTCTACACGCTAGATAGTAAGGTTACTTTCTTCAAGAAAACCGCAGGCGTTGAGAAGAAGACGTTTGTCCTTTTGCCGCCCTCTCTTATTAACGGAGTACGCTATCAGTGGGCCACGGGTGGCGAACCCGGTGCCATCCCTGAAAAGATGCTTGAGGCACTAGGCGGAAAGACAGGCAAGAAAAAGGAAGAGTTGGAGGAATTCGGCAACGTAGCCCCTGACGATTTCATCCGCGAACTGCTAACCTACTTTGACCCCGGCGGCCCCTATGATGAGTGGCGGGCTATCGGCATGGCACTACATGATAACGACCCCGGACAAGGGCACCTAGACCTTTGGATAGAGTGGAGCCAGCAAAGCGAGAAGTTTCAGCCCGGTGAATGTGAGAGGAAGTGGGAGTCATTTACCGCTGATCGTAGCCGCAAAGTCACGATTGCATGGATACTGTATGAGGCCAAGCTAAGAGGCCGTCAGCCGTCCGTAGCTGATATCAAATACTCCGGCATTAACATGGATGCTTATGCAGCCGTTCAGGCCATGAATAAGCGTTTCATGTGTACCACGCAAGGCGGTAACTCAATCATTACCATTACCCCTCACGATTATGTACGCACAACCCCCAGCGATTTCAAGGGGCTCGTAGCCTCTAACCTTCCCCCGATCCTAGTAGGTGAACGATACGTACCCGCCGCTGAATACTGGCTCAAAAGTAAGTACCGGCGTGAGGGCAATATTGTAATGGAATACCCCGGCCAAGAGGCAGAGGGGGATATTAACCAATACAAGGGTTTTGCAATCAAGCCTGTACCCTGCCGCCCTGAGGAAATCCAGTTCTTTCTAGACCATACTCTAACCGTCATCTGCCGGGGCAACAAAAAGCACTACGAATTCCTACTTGATATGCTGGCTATGAAGCTCCAGAACCCTCTTGACGTTTTGGGGATAGCACTTGTACTAAAGGGCAAGGAAGGCACCGGCAAGACGCAGTTTTGCAATATCTTCCGGCTCATAATTGGCATTCATCATGCTACCAAAGTGGCGTCCCGTGACTCGTTGCTGGGAGCGTACTCCGGTGGCATGGCAAATAAGGTTCTAGTGATCGGCGAAGAGGCTGTATTCTCGGCTCATAAAGGCGAGGCAGAACGGCTAAAGGCTTTGATTACCGAGAGCCCTATTGACTGGAACAATAAGTTTATCAAGCAATGGGTTCAGAAGAATTGCCTAATGCTTATGTTCACGACTAACGAGAACTGGGCTATCCCGGCAGGTATGGATAGCCGCCGGTTCCTAGCGTTGAAGATTAGCGAAATACGCATGAAGGATTCGGCCTATTGGAAGCAGTATATGGCCCTTATGGGATGCGACAATAATAGTGTCCCGAATAATCCAGAATATCTCGGCAAGCTTTTGCACTTTTTTCTGACCAGAAAAATTACGCATGACCTTTCCAATGCGATGGAGACTGACGAACTGGTCGAACAGCGCAAATTGACCAATGCTGAATCCATGGAAGCCGCTTTTGTGGAGTGGGTACGGCAGACCTTCATTGAAAGCAAGGAAGATGAGTCACTGATAGAAGGGGCCGGTAAAGAGTTCTCTTTTGCAGTTGTAACGTACAAGAATCAGAAGTGGGTAGAGTGCGCTAGTTTCTACTCCGATTTCAGGCGATTCTATATGCGACACTACTCCAAAGGTAGGGGGGTAGGAACGGAGAAGGATTTTAGGGATAGACTTATTGACCTAGGAATGCCCTCCCTTCGCGTGAAGAAAGCGCAGCTAAAGATAGGCCCCGGTAAGTACCCCGGCAAGGCAGACTCTAAGCTACGTATTTCACCCATTCTGGACAGTGATGATCTAGAAGCTGCTCTAGCCAAGCATTATCCCCTGTTTATGGATGATACCTATTATGAAGAAGCCGACGACGATTCATAACGAATCCGATCTACGTAGATGGATATTCGTAGAGGGGGGAGTATTGGGCTATCATGTATCGCACGTTGAAAGCCATGTAACTAGCAGGGGTATCCCTGATCTAAACTTCGGCTGGCGTGGCGGTGACATTTGGCTAGAGCTAAAGGTATGGCGTGACGGTATTCATATGCTCCCTGCCCAGCGCCGCTGGCATAGGGCCAGGAATCTAATAGGAGGAAAGTCCTTTGTTCTATGCTATATTAATGACCTCTTGTATTGCCATAGCGGGCACTTTGCCTCTACCCTATCCCCTATCAGTCCACTATGGAAAAGCGGGCCTCCATTTGCACTATGTGACCTCGGCATCCTGCTTACGACCATACGGTAGCCCCCGTTCATATACTGCTCCTGCGCCAAATCTGATCGACTGGCAGGGGGGTAGCCCAGCAGATTTCACGCAGGAGCCCCGTTCAGCCGTCGATCACAGCCGATGAACGGTCTTGACAGGTCCGCTCACATACCTTAATATGTCCTGACTAATCCGGGGGGCTTGGGGGCAGGCCCATCGGAATCCTACCCGCCCCGACCTATAGGAATACCCATCATGCGCAAGACCATTCTTGCATCCGCGCTATTGCTGTTTGTCGGGGCCGCTAGCGCCGTCGAAGTTGACAATACAGTCAATACCAATGCGTCATCCGACGCCATCGCAGTATCCGAAAGCAATTCCGGGGCCGCTGCCAGTTCCGATAACAGGAACGTGGTCAATCCAAACCAGTCAACCGAGTTGTCCGTTGGCGTTGGTCTTTCGCAGACCTTTGAAGCCAGCCGAATCCCCACCACTACCACCCAGAAGATCAAGACGAATGCCGCCGTCCCTCTGGCAGCCGCAGTTTCGTTCTCGTCCGACTATTGCGGCGGCACTGTCTCAGCGGGTGCATCTGGCTTCGGTTTGAGCCTCGGCGCATCGGGCCCGAAAATGGACGGGAATTGCCAGTCGCTCCGACGGGCGGAAAAGTTCGGAACTGCCGCCGCCAATGCCTACAATGCAGGCTTGCATGATATGGCTAGCCGCCTGATTGTCATGCAAGTGTGGGAAATCTGCATGGCTGAAACCAATGCCAAGCAGGAAGCGGAACCCCGCACGCAAGGCGCATGCGAACAGCTAGGCTTGCTGGGTATGGAAGTGCCGCAGCCAAAAAGCGAGCCCGCTGAACCGTCGCAGCAGCAGTATCAAGCCCCTACCCCGCCGCAGGAATACCAGCCGCGTACTCCGCGCGGTGAAGTGACCCCGCCATCGGATGATAGCAAGAAAATGGCCGCTACCACTATCAAGGGTAGCAACGGCCAGACCATTAACCTCGATGAAGAGGGTAAGAAAGTCCGCTAAGTTTTCCCGTCAAGGCTGCTAGGTATTGGGGCACTAGTAGCTAGTAATATCCGCCCCTCAAAGAGAGGAATACCATGAAGCTTATCGCACTCGCAATCGCACTCGCCGCTGCCTCGTTTTCGGCCGGTGCCGTTGATATCGGTCTGGCGGCTGGCTCGTTCGAGTCTGGCGCACAGTCGCAGGTCGGTTCGCAGTCGGTTGGTGGCAGTACCGCTGCCCTGATCGGTGTCACCGGCCAGCAGTCCTCGGCCGTCGCCGGCAATACCAGCTTCGGTGCCAGCCAGCTTTCCGGCAATGACAGCGCCGCACAGTCGGGCTCCATCGGCTTCACCCAGCAGCAGGGTTCGGCCGCTGCCCTCGGTCTGGCCGCTTCGGCGAATCAGAACGTTGCGATTCAGACGGGTATCGGCTTCGGCCAGAATACCATGCAGACGGTTTACCTGTTCGTCAGCCCGTAAAACGGTCAAAAACCGCACGGTCGGGGGAACCTAGCCGTATGGTTCAGAGCCGGGGGGATTCCGCACCCCCCGGCCCTGTTTAATCGGAGGATATATGGCACTCAAAGCCCCAGACACCCTATACGAACGTTTGACCGTCTATGATCGGACGTTGATTGAAACGTTCCAAGCGTTGGTCAATAGCGGTAACTACGCCCCCGGACCTTTGGTAATGCAGTTGGCCGTGGATGCGACAAATGCCCTAATGAACCAACTAAATTTTGCTACGCCAGCGGATATTATCCCAGAGACACAGCCTGTATTCAAGGTCTGGAAAGACCCCAATAACCCTAATAACCAGTAGCAGTTTTAGGCTTCATTCTCGGTACGTTCTTGGCGAACTTGCCCCCCTGTGAGTACCCTCCCAGCCACGGCCGAGAATGAAGCCTAAAGCCGCCATCGGAGTTACAATATGACCGTTGAAATTGCCACCACTATCACCATGCTAGTTCTAGTCTTTGCGATCGGAGCCCTAGTAGGCGTTGCATGGATCGTGAAAAAGGGGTACAGTGAATCCCCCCTAATGCGGGTAGGCTGGGCCATCATGGACGACCAAGATACAGTCTTGGGCTACGCCAAAACTGAGGAAGAGTTTGGGGCTACCATGAAAGACCATAACTACGCCACCGCAAAACCGATGTACGTAAAGGTCGATTAGGACGGCGCGGCTGGGTCGGATTCCTCCGTACCGACTCCCCCGCGCGTAGGGTTGGCAGGCCCCTAAACTGCCCCTCAAAGCCTCCGGCCCCTGACTCCGGGGGCTTTGTTGTGCCTGGCACTTTAGCCCGAGCCCTGCCAGAACCAGTTAAGGGCAGACGTGGACGTGGTTTGGGCACCACCGGCCCCCGTATCCGTGACCACGCATTGGAGCGTGGCATTCCTAGTGATATCACCGGCACCAGCAGTCGTGGTACTCTGGACGTTAGTGGATGCGCCAGTGGGGCTGGCAATCGTCATACCTGCGCCACCAGATATAAAGGACCATGCACGGGTGAATGGCCCAACGCCACCGACCACATTTGACGTGAAGATTTGATTGATTGTATTAGGTCGGCTGCTACTTAGATCACTGGGACTAGGAGTGATGGAAGACGTGTGCCCTTTACTTGTCCCTAGGAACTGTAGCATATTCAAGGGAGGGGTAGTGGGAACGGCATTGTTATTAGGGGTATTGGGCACATAGGCTCCACCCCTCACCAGTGCGGTAAGGGGAGTGCCAGCCGGAACGCTAAATTCCGTATTGATCTGGAGCCTGTTTAGTGGGGGGCTAGCTGGCAAGGTCATTTAGTTTGTCCTCTAGTTCCTTTACCCGCTCCGCTAGGCCAAGGATACACTCCATAGCCAGACTGGCCTTATCAATACTCAGGATGCCATCAGTTCCTTCGTGGACATACTCCGGTGCATGCTCCCTAACCTGCTGCGCAATCTGGCCTAGCCCGTCCTTACCATTGCTCTTCCAAACGTAGGAGTATAGGCAAATCAAATCTGCCAGATTCCGACGCGGGGCTTTTGGAGAAATGTTTTCCTTAAGAATTTGGTCGGACGTTGCGACCTGATTTATGGAGGTAAGGACACCGGTAGAATCAATCTGAACGATATCAGCGGAACCGTTGAACAGTCGGGCCGCATCACCATTGCCATACCACACCCACTGGCGGGCACTAGACCGATCAGCGAATTGGAAGCCCGCCCCGGCCCCGCTAGTAGTAACAACGTTACCAGAGGCAATGCCACCCGCAGCGGCAGTAAAACCAGTGGCAGATAGGTTGCCAGCGTTGTTTAGGATGGCTTGACCAGTAGCGCTACCGGCATTGATCGGCCGCAGGAAGACGGAACCACCGTTAGCGGCCAGCACCACATTAGGGCCAGTCGAAGAGTAGTTTTGGCTAGCAAACATATGCTGACCAGCACTAATGTTTCCCGGCACACCCAGACTACCAGTAGAATCCGCCGTAATTTCACCCGTAGAAACGTTAACGCCATTGGGCCGCAGAAGTACCGTACCAGCAACGGGGGAGGCCGGACCCAGCACAGCGAAGGACGTAGAGGAACCGAAATTCTGACCTACTGTAATGGCAGAAGTGAATACGCCCTGACCATTGACAGTGAGGCTACCATCAGCAGCAACGATGGCCTGATTAGTAGCAACGCCTACGCCCTGTGGCTGGAAGAATACGCCGCCCGGAGTCTGGGGGCCAAGTACCACATTGGCGCCCGTACCGATGAAGATACCAGCACCAGAAACTATGCCGCCTGTGGACGTGATACTGCCACCGGAAACCAACGCACCCGACGCGGCAATAGTCATCTGCCCGACCGAAGACGCAGCACCGTTCGGCCGTATGAAAACATTACCTGCCGCCGACGTTGCCAGTACTACCGATGTATTGGTAGATGCGAAGTTGCTATTGGCCTTTACGTCACCGCCAGAAGTAACGTGACTAGCGACACCTACAGAGGTAACAGGGGCATTAGCAGTGATCGCACCCGTGGCACGATTAACAACAAGAGGGGAGGATAGTAAAGTACCAGCATCATTGTACGCGCGTAGCTCCCAGTTAGAGCCAGTGTTAGAGCCGCCCTCTGGCGTGTCATTAGCGGTCACAGACCAGCGCGGCAGAGCATTGGTATAGAAGAAGTAGGAACGTAGGGTACTCTGTGGCCCCTTAGCAATCGGCGGAACCTCTACCCATGCGGCATCCTTACGGCCATACACAAGACCGTTGATCGGCGCATCGGAGATAGAGCTAGCCGACCCGATGCTGAAACTGGTGCCGCCCTTAGCCAGCAGACGAGCCTTTGTAGTATCCTTTAGATCAGCGCAATCCTTCTGGGCCACAATGTAGCTCAGGAGCGTGGCATTATTCAGCTTCGATGGGTAGACAGTGGCCGAATCATCCACACCGATCTGAGACAGAGCCGTGGTAAGGTCTGTATAGGTCTTCTGGCCGTACAGGAATACGTAGTCACCAGCCAGCAGGTACAACCTATGGATGCTAGTGGTAGAAGCGCCACCCGGAATAGCGGTAACAACGCCCGACCCATTTGGGTCATAGTTAGTGACCGGAACGTTTTGGATAGCCGCCGTTACGCCATTGGTGCCTGTGGTCGGGAAGAAACT